TTCTGCTCGATCTAATGTCTTGCCAAGTTTACCACTGACCGTTACTTGTGCACTGGCAGTGCCACAGATAGCAGCAACCAATATTGCTAAAAACGTTTTTTTCATAGATTTAATTTCCTTTTAAAAAATCATATATAAACTTATATAGTTATAGTTATTTTTTTATAATACATGTATATAGTATTTAAATCAAGACTTATGGTGAAATATAGTATATTATAATTGTTTCTGTTACTAAAAAACAACATTTTTACAAAAATATTTTAAATACGGTGAAGGTAAATAATATGTTATGCCAAGACTAAGCCTATGGAAAAATGAAAAAACTGCTGATTTTCATTTCATGGATAAGCTGATCCGTGAACAATTCACAGTGGGTGGTACCTCCGTTCTGGTGCATAAGTATCTTCAACCTGCAGATCAGGGACATAGTACAGATCCCACAAAACCCAATTATAGAGTCGAAAGTAATCTAAATGAAACCAAGATACAAGATCTTTTATTTTTAGAAAACAGAGACAGAATCTATGATCCCGATGTGTATGAATTGCGTGGTGTATATAATGTGGGAGATCAAGATTTTGATCTCACGCAGTTTGGTCTTTTTTTAAGTGCAGACACTATCTTTATAACATTTCATACAAATGATATGATAGAACGCATGGGAAGAAAATTAATAGCAGGAGATGTGATAGAATTACCGCATGTTAGAGATGATTTACTGTTAGATCAAACTAAGCCGGCTATTAATAAATTTTACGTGATTCAAGATGCCGCTCGAGCTGCCGAGGGCTTTAGCCAAACATGGTACCCTCATATCTGGCGTATCAAAGCAAGTCCAATGACAGATGCTCAAGAGTACAGAGATATATTAAGAAATAAATCTGATAATGGTGTTGATACATTAAAAGACGCATTAAGCACTTATCAGCGTGAACTTGAAATTAGTGATGCTATAGTACAAAGAGGAGAACAGCTCGCTCCTACTATATTAGATAGTGGAGACAATATAGTTCAAGATACCAGTAAAAAATATCAGAGTTATGCTGATACCAAATATGAACATGGGGAAGCATTAAATAATGGGTTAAGTTTCCCTGTAAATCCATCACAGGGAGATTTTTTCTTACGCACAGATTACTCACCTGCTACATTATTTGTGTATAGAGGAACTCGCTGGCAAAGAATGTCAACACAGGAAGGCGCAGTTGATGTAAAAGATAGAGTATTAAATGCTGCTCCATTTATTAACAATAATGCGACAACCATCATAGGTAATAAAGAAATGCCAGAACGGCAACCTTTGAGTCAGGTCATTAAACCCAAGATAGATTTTTAAGTATGCAATATTTTTATGACGAGCAGATTAGAAGATACCTTACACAGTTCATGCGTATTCTAGGCGGATTTAGTGTAAAAACAGGCAAGGATAGAAATGGCACGGAATCTTATATACAAGTTCCTGTGCGCTACGGTGATATCAATCGTATGGCAGGACATATATTAAAAAATCAGAGTGAAAACATGATTAATACTGTTCCTTTTATCAGTTGTTATGTTACAGATTTAACTGTTAGTTCAGAAAGAAGACAAAATCCCACTCATATAGATAAAGTTAGAGTATATGAAAAAAAATTCGATAACACAACAGGACAATATTTAGATGATCAAATAGGAAACACCTATACTATTGAACGTTATATGCCTGTTCCCTATGATCTGACAGTGCAAGTAGATATTTGGACTAGTAATACTGATCAAAAATTACAATTAATGGAACAATTACTTGTACTATTCAATCCAAGTATTAATCTTAAGACAAATGATAATCCTTTTGACTGGTCAAATTTAACTTATACGGAACTAATCAACGTGGTTTGGAGTGTACGACAGGTGCCACAGGGAACAGATGATATTATAGACGTAGCAGCTTTAAATTTTAACATTCCTATATTGATAAATCCACCGGCCAAGGTAAAAAGACAGACACTAATACACACTATTCTGACAGAAATTAAAAAATTGAAAAATGATGAGCAATTAGATTGGGTTCCAAGTGATCCTATACCCAATAAAGAATGGGTAATTGTCACATTTGAAAATTTAAAATTACAGGTAAGAATAGAAGGTGACCAGGCGATTCTTCTTAACAGTAGCAATGGTATTACAGATGATTCCGGAAATCTACTTAGTTGGACAGAAAAACTCAAACCCTTTGGTGAATTACGTCTTGGTGTAAGTAATCTCAGACTTAGACGTGGTTCAGATCCCAGTGATTTCAGCCAGGATATTATTGCTACTATTGACAATATTGATACAACGCAGACAAATATAGCTTATATTACAATAGACACTGATTCCCTACCTAATACAACTATGAGCCCCGTACTGGCTATAATTGATCCCACTAGAGTGGCGCCGGGTAGAGGACTGCCACCGGCAGTAACAGGACAAAGATATCTGGTACTTAATGATCCACCACAAAACAGTTACTGGGGTAATATTGTTGGTTATTCCAATGATATTGTAGAATATAATGGTACCAATTGGATTGTTAGTTTTTCAAGTGAATCTAACAGTTTAGGGATAGTAAAAAATACCACAACTGGATTGTTATATGAATGGAGAAACGGCCAGTGGATAAGTGCTACCGAAGGAACTTATCAAAATGGATGGTGGAGATTATATTTATGAAACAGTTTAGGGGAGCTGGGGCAATTATAACAAGCGAGGAATCACACAGAGTTCTAACTGTTTTACGATCATCCAAGGAAAGCTATCCCAATGTCTGGACTTTTCCCGGTGGTAGGTTAGAACAGGATGAAACCACTTTTGATGCTCTACGTAGAGAATTAAAAGAGGAATTAAACCTAGTAGAGATGGAAAAAATATTACCACTACATAGATATCAGAGTAGAAGTAAGGATTTTATCTATGATACTTTTATAGTTCTTGTAAAAAAAGAATTCATTCCTATTTTAAATTGGGAAAATAGTGGATATGCCTGGACTAGTATCATTAATCTTCCTGGACCACTACATCCTAAAACACGAAAGATGATAAATTCCTCTAGACTTTTAGATAAATTTATAAATTTTAACAACTGGGTAGGTAAAAAAAATGGCGGCAAAGATTATAAATTTTCCGAAATTGTCACGTCCGTTAAAAAAAGCTAGATCTGTAGAATTATATTACTGTTGGAATTCTAGACTTAATAATCCCTTCTTAAACAGCCTTTATAGACCTGAAACTTCCTATGTTGAACGCTGGTATTTACAAATACAACATCTTCTACATATAGAAGAAAATAACCATCCTATTTTGCAGTCCATTATTAGTAAAAATGATCAAACTTTATTTTTACTTATAGAAAATACAGAAAAAGATTTAGTAATACAGAGATATTTTTCTGATCAGATGTATCAGTACAGTGTTGAAGAAAATATTATAAAATTAAACAGATGGAATTCCAAATGGAAATCTATAGAGTTGTATCGTCAGAAATTATAAAAGATTTTATACCAAGATGTTTTATATTAAGAGAAACTTTTACATCTAGCCAAATATCTATATTGGCTTCATTGCATGATCTAAAAAATTCAATATCCTCCCCAGTATACTGTCCCTGTTTAAAACCTAATAAAAACCATGGTTCAGATAATCTAGAAAAAACCTCGGTTTTTATTAAACAAAATCCCAAAGCCATGGCCTGAACTTTTATATGATTTTCCCTTAGATCTGAAAATCTTACATAGGTGTTCCAATCATTGATATCATACCAGGCTGTGGGAATAAAAGGTTCTACACGTTTGCTATAGGCAGCACCCACTATATTTTCATTGAATTCTATTAATTGCGTTACATCTTCTGTGTTAAATTCTATATCGCTATCAATAAACATGATATGGCTGGCATTCCAGTCCTGAGCGGATTTGACAAGTTGATGTCTCTGATTCGCTATCAGAGTACCTGGACTCAAAAATAATTTATGTTTTAATCCAAATTCAGAAAGATTCTTACTTAAATTATAAAGAGAATACGAACATCTACTATGAATATGATCTCTTGCCGGGACACATATTGCTAGACGTATGTCATCCTGATTCATTTAGTTGTTTTTCTAATATTTAATTTTTTAATCAATGGTTTTTCTTCAAATTTTTCATTGGGCGAGAATTCTTCATTGGGTGTTCGCATCGCAGATGATGGACTAATGCTAGATACCATGTTGATACCTATAGCAGATTCTGCATCTATAGTGGGCTGTTTAATTGAAT